TCTTTTTTCATACTTACAAAACAGACGAAAAGAGAGGTGGTGAGGCTTGGCTGAAAAATATGAACTAGCAAAACAAGATTATATGAACGGCATGAAATACAAAGACATTGCCGAGAAATATGGCGTTAGTCTCAACACTGTCAAGTCGTGGAAGAAGAGATATAACTGGGAGCGAAAAGGGTGCACACAAAAAAAGAAAAAGGGTGCACACAAAAACTCGATTGCGCAACTCGGGAACAAAAATGCGACAGGAGCCCCAAGGGGGAACAAGCGAGCTGAGAAATTTGGGTTCTTCTCCAGATTCTTGCCAGAGGAAACTCTTGAGATTGTACATGCTGTTGACCAGGCAAGTCCACTCGATTTATTGTGGCACCAGATACAGCTTGCTTATGCTGCGATTATAAGAGCACAAAGGATTGCTTATGTTGAAGACCAAAGAGACAAGACAGTCGAGCAGGTCGAAGCCAAGGCAGGAGCTACGATAGGGTCTAAGTGGGAAGTGCAGCAGGCTTGGGATAAGCAAAATAACTTTCTCAAAGCACAAGCTAGAGCCCAGGGTGAATTAAGGAACCTGATTAAGCAATATGACGAGATGCTGCATAGGGATTGGGACCTTGCTACAGAGGAACAGAAGGTGCGAATTGCGAAGCTTAAAGCTGAGACGAGCAGAATAGGTGGAGATGATGAAGTTGAGTTCTTAGATGATATAGAGGGGGATGTATATGGCGATAATAAGGCGTAAGACAATCCCTTTTAATTTTTCCGAAAAACACAAGGAGTACATGAGGCGGTCGGCTGAGTGTATGTATAACATCGCAGAAGGAGCAATAAGAGCGGGTAAGACCGTAGACAATGTGTTTGCTTTTGCGCACGAACTCAAAACGGCTAAGGATAAATTGCATCTTGCTACTGGGTCTACTGTTGCAAATGCCAAGCTTAATATTGGCGATGCGAATGGCTTCGGGCTTGAGTATATCTTTCGTGGACAAAGCAGATGGGGCAAATATAAAGACAATGACGCATTGTTTATAAAAGGACCATCAACAGGTGGCAGACAGAAGGTTGTAATCTTTGCGGGCGGTGCGAAAGCAGATAGCTTTAAAAAGATTCGAGGCAATTCGTACGGAATGTGGATTGCTACAGAAATCAATTTGCATCACGATAACACTATCAAAGAGGCATTTAACCGTACTGCTGCAGCAAGTAAACGCAAATTCTTTTGGGACTTGAACCCAGATAATCCAAATGCAGATATTTACACTGAGTATATCGATAAATACTCAGAGAAAGCGGCAAGAGGGGAATTGCTTGGTGGATACAACTACCAGCACTTCACGATTGACGATAACATTAACATTTCGGAAGAGAGACGAGCCGAGATAAAGAGTCAGTATGATCAGACCTCGATTTGGTATAAAAGAGATATTCTCGGATTAAGGTGTATAGCCGAGGGGCTTATATACAGGAATTTTGCAGACAATCCAAAAAGGCATATTTGGACAGACTCAATTCCTCGAATCATGAATATCTACATCGGAGTCGACTTTGGTGGAACAGGTTCGGCACATTCTTTCGTAGCTACGGGTATTACATCGGATTACAAAAACGTAATTGGTCTGCTGTCGAAAAGGATTCCGTGTACAGATGCCGAGATACCACCCACGATGTTGGAATCGATGTTTTGTGACTTTGTTCGTGAAGTAATTAACCGATATGGTACCGTTACAGACATATTTTGTGACAGCGCAGAACAAACACTTATTGCAGGTTTTAGACAGGCATTAAGGCAAAACGGACTTGGATGGATACGCATTCATAATGCACTGAAAGACGAGGTTAACAACAGAATCAACCTTACCGCTAGGCTGATGGCTCAAGGGCGGTTTTTTTATGTCGAAAACTTGAGCGAATCGTTGGTTCTAGCTTTGAGTACGTGCATCTGGGACCCAAAGGAAAAAACAAAGAACGTAAGACTTGATGATGGAACGAGCGACATAGACTCACTAGATAGCTTTGAGTATACAATCGAGCGTTTCGCAAAGAGATTGATAGATTATTAGGAGGCAGTATATGTTTCACAGAATAATAGAGTGGATTAGAAAGGTTTTTAAGGAGCGTGTGGCGCAAGGAGAGGTCCTTAGCACGATTATTTTAGATGACAATACAATCGATTGCATAGAATTGTGGTCTGCGATGTATGAAGACAAAGCACCCTGGATAAAGGATGATGTGACAAGCACGGGCATTCCCTCTGCAGTGTCTTCGGAACTGGCAAGACTTGTTACGCTTGAGATGGAATCGGAGATTATCGGAAGCAAACGAGCTGATTTTTTAAACGCAGCATACAGAAAGGTTTTATCAGAATTAAGGATTCAGACGGAGTATGCGTGTGCGCTTGGAGGAATCATCCTTAAGCCTTATGTACAGGGCGATACAATATCCGTTGAGTTTATCCAGGCAGATAGATTTGTTCCTACAGGATTTAATAGCTCTGGACAGATAACCTCTTGTCAGTTTGTTGAGCAGGTGGTTCGTAACGGAAAGATATACACTAGAGTCGAATCACACGATTTTGATGGAAAGTATTGCGTTATTCAAAATAGAGCTTATGAGAGTAAGCAAAAGGGCGTGCTTGGTCATCAGATAAATTTGACTGATGTTCCGGAATGGGAGAATCTTGAAGAGCACACGACAATTAAAAATGTGCCGGGCGTATTATTCTCATACTTCAAAATTCCACAGGCAAACAACAAGAATAGGCAAAGTCCATTCGGAGTGTCTGTCTATTCAAAAGCTGCTGAACTTATTAAGCAGGCTGATGAGCAATGGGCACGTATCATGTGGGAGTTTAAGGGTACAGAGCTAGCCGTAGATATGTCCGAGTCGCTGTTCAGAAAGGACAGTAACGGAAATACTATTTTGCCATCTGGCAAAGGGCGACTATTTCGTCAGTACAGTATAGATACGGGAATATCTGAAAAACCTTTTTATCAAATTTTCAGTCCTGAGATAAGAGACTCAAGTTTATTTAACGGCTTTAATCAGATATTAAGACGTATTGAGTTTGCATGTGGTCTAGCGTATGGGACATTATCCGATGTCCAAGACGAGGACCGAACGGCTACAGAGGTTTTGTTTAGCAAGCAGAGATCATATTCTTTCGTATCTCAGATTCAAGAATCGCTGCAGAGTGCACTAGAGGATTTAATTAAGGCGATGGATGTATGGACGAGCCTATACAAGCTCGCACCAGCGGGCTCATACGATGTATCATTTAACTTTGATGATAGTTTGATTGTTGACAGTAAGACGGAAAATCAGTTGATGATGCAAGAGGCCACATCTGGGCTGATTCGAAAAGAAATCTATTTGATGAGAAGGTATGGCGTCACAGAGGACCAGGCAAAAGAGATGCTGCCTGAAACTTTGATAACGCCTGAGGAAGAGTAATGCTTAGCCCTGAATACTTAGCACAGTGCACGTCTTATCTTCTAGGTATGATGGACTTGATTAACGAACAGCTTGTTGCAGACATTGCGAGACGAATTGTTAAGACAGGTACATTAACCGAAAGTGCACAGTTTGAGGCGGAAAAACTAACGCAGCAAAACATACTGTATAAAGATATTGTTAATAGCATATCTAAGGTATCGGGCTTGACGGAAGCTGAAATTACTAGAGTCTTCGAAGAGGCTAATTTTGAGAATATGGAAAGCGAGAACCTCAGAGCCGCAATAGCAGGAAAGACGCCTATAGATCATGCGTCAAATGTTGCAATGGGTAACTTGCTATCATCTCATATAAGAAAGACTAAAGGAGTGGTTAAGAATCTTACGAGGACCACTGCGAGTCAAGGACAAAACGCCTTTATTAACGCTGTTAATCTTGCCAATATGCAGGTAAGCTCGGGTACTTTTACTTATGATTTTGCTATTAAAAATGCTATCAAGCAGGTCGCAAAATCAGGACTTACCGTACAGTATCCTACAGGTCACATCGACAAGCTCGATGTTGCCGTTCGCAGAGCTGTGCTCACCGGAGTAAATCAATCTTCTGCTGAGCTTAACATGTTATATTGCGACGAAATAGGTACGGATTTAGTAGAAGTTACCGCACATTCTGGAGCGAGACCGTCACATGCGGATTGGCAAGGCGGGGTATACAGTCTTAGCGGGAAAAGTAAAGGGTATGGTTCTTTTTATGATATTACGGGCTACGGTACGGGTGAAGGACTTTGCGGATGGAACTGCAGACACAGTTTTTACGCTTACTACGAAGGGACTGAGAGAACTTACTCGAAGGAATACCTGGATAGTTTGGATAGCAAAACCTATGAATATGGTGGAGAGACATACACCAATTACGAAGCAGGACAGAAGCAGAGATCATATGAAAGAGCAATTCGAGCAGAAAAGAGGTATCTAGCTGGCTTAAATTCTGCCTATAACGAGGCAAAAGATGATACCTTAAGGCAGAGCCTAAAATACGAGATGGAGAGCTCTGCGGTTAATTTAAAGCGTAAGGAAGCAGAGCTAAAACATTTCTGCAAAGCTACTGATAGGCGCGTTGATACGACTAGATCTCAAGTTCATGCCATAAAGAATGCATCCGGTAAGATTGTAGGATTTGATAGAAGTGCTGCACAAAGAGCAAGGAATGTAGCAATTAAGCACCATACAGATTGGTTAAAATCAATCGGAGCTGAAAGCAGCGAATTAAAAGTGCTTGACAAATACTATGATGCAAAATAAAATAGTTCTCCTGCCTATAAGAATCTAATGGATTATAGATTTTTAGTAAGCAAAGGAGAGATAAGCCCACTACTGAGTTATAAAGTATATGATGCGTATAGTAGAGCAGTGCAAAATAATTTGGTGGGGGTGCAAACTCCGTTGGGGTTGCAGATAGAAGGATATACATCTCATTTTGTTGGAAGAGTGATTGGGTATTCGGCACTAAACCGGAAATACAATAGACCCGGCGTTTCTATAGAAGATTTACTTGATTGTTTGAAAGCGGGAAGAGTAGGAAAAGAACAAGTAAGCAAATTAGGAGAGCGTAGCATTCTTTTGAAAAATGATAAATGCAATATAGCAATTAATCCGGATACAAAAACATTGATTCAATGCAACCCAAGAAAACTCGTTAAAAGATAGGAGACAAATGTATGGAAAGTGTTTGGAAATATAAAGCAGAAGATTTTAAGTATCTACAAAAATATTTTGATGTTGACTTTTTGAATAGCGACGCGAATATTCTAGACGCACTAAATGAAAAAATAATTGAAGTAGGTTTTGATGATAAATTGGAATTTTATAATGACGAGGGTAAAAAGCTCCAGGAAATATATGACAATATTTACTATATGAATTAGAGACGAGTTTATCCCAATGATATAAACACACTCAGGCAGGGTGTGTTTTTTAGTAAACAAATAACGATACTTAAGGCAGCTATATAGCTGTCTTTTGTTATACAAAAAATTAGCTTAGTACAGAGCGTAATCATGTACACGGAGGAGAAGCAACCTCGTATAAAAGCGTACCGAGAAAGGAAAGCATCATGAAAAGAGAAGTTATTGAAAATCTCCTTAAAGGACTAGGAGTAGCAGAGGATAAGGTCAAGGAGGCTGTTGATACTATCATGACCGAAAATGGTAATGACATCGAAAGATATAAAACCTCAGAGACTAACCTTAAATCGCTGCTTAAAACTGCGAACGAGACACTTGAGAAGTTTAAGGATGTCGACGTCGATGGGCTTAAAGGTGAAGTGCAAAAGTACAAGGATGCAGCTGCCGAGGCAGAGTCAAATAGCAAAGCCGAAATCGAAAGGCTACAATTCGGATATGCTCTTGACGGAGCACTGAGAACTGCAGGTGCAAAGAACAGCAAAGCAGTAAGAGCTCTACTTGATGAGGCAGGGCTTAAGCTTAACGGAGACAGCATCGTCGGTCTTGATGAGCAGCTAAAAACCATCAGAGAGAATAACGATTATCTCTTTAATGATGACACACAGCCAGTTATCGTTAGATCTACACCAGGAGCAACTGGCGGAACAGGGTCTGATGATAAGAACAAAGAAGTTAACACAGCAATAAGAAATCTTTTAGGAAAGGAATAATATTATGGCAAACGTAAACGTAGTAACAAGAGAAAAAGTTGAAGCTCTAATCAGGGAGCAGGTGACTCCAGCAATTTTTCAGGACACACCAAAGGAATCAGTTGTTTTGAGTCTTGGTAAGAAGCTGCCAAATATGAGCTCAAAGACAACAAGAATCAGAGTAACCGACATCCTACCAATGGCTTACTGGGTAGATGGCGACACAGGAATGAAGCAGACTAGCGATATGGCGTGGGATAACGTGTATCTCACAGCAGGGGAGCTCGCAGTCATCGTTCCAATACCTGAAGCAGTGCTTGATGATGCAGAGTTTGACATTATCGGCGAGATCAAGCCTAGAGTAATCGAGGCAATCGGACAGAAGGTTGATAGCGCAATCCTGTTCGGCGTGAATAGACCAAGAGAGTGGCAGAACGACGTTATAACAATGGCGAGACAGTCAGGCAACAACGTCGCTCCTGGCTCAAAAGACATGTTCACTCTAATCATGGACGAGGGTGGCGTGCTAAACAAGATCGAGGAGGACGGATATGTTCACTCCGGAGCTATCGCATCAACAGGAATGAAGGCAAAGCTCAGAGGTCTTAAGGGTACAGATGGACACCCAATCTTCATGTCAACATTGCAGGGGGCAACATCATACGGACTTGATGGAGCACCTTTGTACTTCCCTGACAATGGAAGCTTTGACAAGAAGATTGCACAGCTAATCGTTGGTGATTTCAACAAGCTAGTGTACTCAATCCGTCAGGATGTAACATTCAAGCTGCTAACAGAAGGCGTGATTCAGGATCCACAGACAAAGGAGATTGTGTATAACCTCGCACAGCAGGATATGATTGCCCTAAGAGTTGTATTTAGAATGGGTTGGGCAATGCCAAATCCAGCTACAAGAATGAACGAGGACAGAACAGGTTGTCCATTTGCTTATCTTGAGCCAGCTACACCTGTGACAACTCAGAAAGTTACATTCACTGTAAAGAACAAGACTGTCGCAATCGAAGGTGCAACTGTTGAGGTTAACGGCTCAAGACTAAAGACTAATGCTGCTGGTGTTGCAGAGTTTAATCTCAGAGCTGGAACATATCCAGTAAAGATTAAGGCATCTGGATATGCACCTCAGACAGACACAGTGACTGTTGAGTCTGCAGAAGTAGCAAAAGCAGTGGTTCTTGTAGCTACTAAGTAGGTAGAGCTATGTATCTGACATATGAGGAGTATAAGGCTTATGGGGGAGAAATCCCCCAGGTAGCTTTTATTAAGTATGAAAGACAAGCTAGGAATACCATCAACTACTATACCTTCGGACGTATCAAAGAGCCTGTGTCTGCAGTTAAAGAGTGCATGGTAGAACTCATGGACTTTGAGTATGAGGTGGCTAAGGCACGTGATGAAGGCAGTAAAGCGATAAAGTCGGAAACTGTCGGAGATCATACTGTCAGCTATGCAGATGGTCTTGACTCATTAGGAATCCAAACTGGTGCAAACGCAGGAACAAGCAAGGCATCGCTAGAGCATAGCATCGTAGCTAAATATCTAATGAATACAGGTTTAATGTATAGAGGGGTAGAATAATGCTGACAAATGCGGATATTACACTTTTTAATCGCTATTATGATGCGGATAGCGATGAGTACAAATACGCAAGGACATTTCTCAGAGGGGTTAACTGGCAAGATTCCCAAGCTATAGATATCTCGCAATCAGTGGGAGTTAAAAGCACGAATCATACACGAGTTTTTATCCCGTTAAAAGTTGACTCGGAAGAGAAAACATACCTCAAGCCTAAGACATTTAAACGTAGCGACAAGGTCACAAATTACACTTTAGACAATGCAGATATTGTT